AATGGACACTGGATCAGGTGATAGGTTCATTACACACTCTGTGCAGATTTCCTCTGTTGGTGGTGCTGAATGAAAACACTGCACTGGATGATTATTACGACATATATTCCAGATTACGGTTATTGTTTCCCAGCTCAGCACATGCTGTGATGTTTAGACTGCCCAATCAGGGTGAAAAAAACATTGAATTCAATCAGCGTGTGACAGAAGATCATACCAATAATTTACTTGATAAAGATACTAAAATAGTTTATATTAGTAATAAACGTGTGCCTAACCCATTGATCAAATCCAGTTGGCAAGCCCGAGCTGCTATCAGTTTGAGAAGTGAAAAAGAACACACTCAGTTGCAAAATTTTTTTACACAGTATGATTTGATCATACAGTATGACTATGAAGAAAGCCCATGGAACATGTGGCATTATGAAATGGAAGTGATTTAATATGGCTGCATGTAAAATAATCATTCAAGATGAATGCAATGTAAAAATTGATGGATTAGATGTGGAGATTAGAAGAAAAATTGCCAACAAACTCAAATGGGCTGTGCCCTATGCAAGATATTTGCCGCAGTATAAACTGGGCAGATGGGACGGCAAAGTGGGATTCTTTGGATTGGGCGGCAACGGATATGTGAATCACCTAGACGTGATTATACCGCTGCTGACTGATTATGGCATAGAGATTGGAGAAATTGTAGATCAAAGAAACAAACTGGATTTAAAATTCAATAAGATAAACAAAGACTTTTTCAAAGACAAAACTTGGCCCAAAGGTCACATTATGGAAGGACAACCAATAGAGTTGAGAGATTATCAAGTGGAGGTGGTGAATAACTTTTTAGAAAATCCTCAGAGCCTACAAGAGGTGGCCACTGGAGCAGGTAAAACAATTATCACTGCATGTCTCAGCAAGTTGTGTGAACCGTTTGGTAGAACCATTGTGGTGGTGCCCAACAAGAGCTTGGTCACACAGACCGAAGAGGATTATATCAATTGTGGATTGGATGTGGGAGTATATTTTGGAGACAGAAAAGAATTAAATCGCACACACACCATCTGCACATGGCAGTCATTGAACGTGCTGGACAAGAAGACCAAAGATGGTGATGCTGTGTTAACATTGGCTGAATTTTTAGATGGTGTCAACACTGTAATCATAGATGAAGTGCATCAGGCCAAAGCAGAAGTATTGAAAAAATTACTCACGCACAATCTAAAAAATGCTGCCATACGTTGGGGTCTCACAGGTACCATTCCCAAAGAACAATTTGAATTTCAATCCATACTGGCCAGCATTGGTCCAGTGATCAATCAAATATCAGCCAAAGAGCTACAGGACAAAGGAGTGCTGTCACAGTGTCATGTGAATGTGGTACAACTGGTGGACACTGTGGTGCATAGAAACTATCAAGAAGAATTAAAATATTTGATGACTCATGAACCACGTATGAAATTTTTATCCAAAATGTTAATGCGTATCAAAGACACTGGCAACACATTGATCTTGGTAGACAGACTGGCAGCAGGAGAAATGCTGCAGAAAATGATACCAGATTCTGTGTTCATACAGGGCGAAATGAAGCTGGCTGAGCGTAAAGAAGAATATGATCAAATTTCCAGTTCTACTAATAAAGTATTGATTGCCACCTATGGTGTAGCATCTGTGGGCATCAATATTCCAAGAATTTTTCATCTAGTTTTAATTGAACCTGGCAAGAGTTTTGTGCGAGTGATACAGAGCATTGGCAGAGGCATCAGAAAGGCTCAAGACAAAGACTTTGTGCAGATATGGGACATCACGTCCAGCTGCAAATTTGCCAAAAGGCACTTAACCCAAAGGAAAAAGTTTTACAAAGAAGCAAACTATCCTTTTACAATGGAAAAAATAGAATGGAATTAAAAATATGAGAATATTAACAGTGGACAACAACACTTTTTTGCTGTCTAAGATGCCTGATCAGATCACAGAAGACATCAGCTTCAGTGTGTTGGACAACAGCAATCCCAAAGACCCAGATTTCTTTTTTATGCCTTTGATCTTTATTGAAAGTTTTTCTAGTCCAGCCATAGTGTTGGAAATAGGTGGACATGAAATCAGTATGCCATTGGATTGGAGTGTGGCTGTGGGTGATCCAGAAAGTGTATATGATCTACAAATTATTCCTCTTACCAGTTTGAGTGACCGAGGTTTTGAAGCATTTTCTTTGAATCCTTTATCTGGCTTCAGACCAGAATTTTTATCTATCAAGGTAATAAATTTTTACAATGATGTCAAATGGTACTTTCCCAAGGTCAAAAACAATCAATTGATCACCACTCCTTTGACTGATTTGTCCAAATCCAAGTGTGTATTTTTTATCAAGGACGTGAGTAGACAGTGCGAAACCATTGATCATTCACTGCTGTATTAATGACCAAAAAAAGAAAACCAGAAGAACAGGATCCAAACACAGATCTGTTTACAAATGAAGATCACAGTGAAGAAGATTTATCTTGGATGATCGAAGATCCTGTTATTGTAGAAAAGGAAAAAAAAAATGGAAAAAAAATTTAAATATAAAGCAGGCAAAACATACATACATGAATCTCCTGATGGAGGGAACACTGTGTATGCTAGAGAAATTACAGGTGGTCAGAAACATCTGGTCTACCAGAGTGAAGAACGTTTGATAGAACAAGAATGTGAAGAAAGAAGTCATTATGTGTCAGCTGAAGCAATAAAGTTGTGCTTGAAAAATATTGCCTTGCAGAAAGCATGGGAAAAGTATATAGTATTGTGTAAACTATCAGGATTGGATGACTAATAAATTACCATTAAAAGACATATTAGCAGCTGTGGACATGAATGCTAAAACAGTGTGGGCAGAACTGTCTGATGACGAACAAAAACAAGTGAGTTTCTTTTTGTTGAACAGATATGCCAGTGCAGTGAAAGGCAACAATGCACAGAAAGAATTAGCCATATTTAAAACCAATGAATATTATAATAAAAACTTCTTTGTGCTGCAAAAACACAAAAAATTATTATGGTACTTGCTGTGTATGACTGCCAATGATAAGAAAGATATTAGATACCATGAATGGATTGGTTACAAACACAAAGATGCTGGTGCACAAAATAAAGCAATAAAGTTTTTAAAAAATTTATATCCAAATAGAAAAGAAGATGAGATTGAGATGTTGGCAAAGATCAACAGCAAAGAAGATTTAAAATCATTAGCTGAAGCATATGGCATGGACAAAATAGAGATTAAAAAAATACTATGATCGAACGGCCATACGTCTGTCAATACTGTCTCAGCAGCTACACCAAAGAAAAAACATTAGCTGTGCATCTGTGTGAGCAAAAACGCAGATATTTACAAAAAGACGAACGTCGAGTACAGTTGGGACACATGACATTCATAAAATTCTATCAGATATCTCAAAAGTTGGATGGAACCAAAACCTATGAAGAATTTTGCAAATCTCCCTATTACAATGCTTTTGTGAAATTTGGTTCCTTTGTGTCCAATGTGAAACCCATGTACCCTGAAAATTATATTGAATATGTGATCAAGAGCGGTGTGAAATTGGATCATTGGTGTAGAGAAGCATTGTATGAAAAATATGTGTTGGAATTAATATTGAAAGAATCCATGGAACCGGCTGTGGAAAGATCAATCAAAAACATGATGGAATGGGCTGACAATCACAGTGCTGACTGGAAAGACTATTTTAGATATGTGAGTTTACCCAGAGCAGTGTATGACATTAAGGATGGCAAGATTTCACCCTGGTTGATATTGAACAGCGCCACTGGCAAAGACATGATGAGCAAATTGAACAATGAACAGTTGGGCATATTGTACAATGTATTGAATCCAGAACATTGGTCCATGAAGTTTAAAAGAAATCCAGCAGATGTAGAAATGATTAAAGAAATAATCAAAGAGGCCAAACTGTAAATGAAATCAAAAAAATTTTGTAATGTGTGCAAAAAGATTACTCCACACGAACCAGATGTTAGTTCTACCATCACTTATTATGGGAAAAAGCCTCATATTTCTTGGCAATGTGTTATTTGTTATCCTACATCTCTTGACAAACTGTACCCTAAGGAGTTAAAATAAACTATGCCAGATATTGATATAGACTTTGCTGATAGAACTGCAGTATTAGAAAAATTTAAACATAGAGTTGCCAAACTGGACACAGGCAAGAAGCACAACACTGGAATATATTTCACAGAAATTCCTCACAATCCTGTGGATAATATATCCACACTCAATTATGAAGAAGCCGAAAACAGAGGATATTTTAAAGTAGATTTTTTAAATGTTAGTATCTACAAAGATATTAAAAGTGAATATCATCTACAACAGTTAATGAATAAAACGCCCATGTGGGAATTACTACAGGAAAAAGACTTTGTGGATCAACTATTTCATGTGAATGGACATGTGGAAATTTTACAAAAATTAAAACCACAGAGTATTGAACAATTGGCAGCAGTGTTGGCAATTATCAGACCAGCCAAAAGATATCTACTCAACAGTGATTGGAAAGAAATCATGTTGCAAGTCTGGACCAAACCTGTGGATAATTCTTATTATTTTAAGAAATCGCATGCCACGTCATATGCTGTGGCAGTGGTGGTGCACATGAATTTAATTTGTGAGCCTGCATTGCGCAGACTGGATGTACATCAGGAATGAAATACAAAAACCCTGTGAAACAAACTGAATTTGTTGAACGCCCTAATGTGAAACAACCCATTGAAGAAGTTCGCACAAGAGAAGTCAAATGTTTTGGCGAGGATGAATGGACAGGACACCCCACAGTGTTCTACAACATAGATGAGACTAATCAAGTGACCTGTGGCTATTGCGATAAAAAATTTATATATGTGGGAGAAGATGCGTAAACTGATTGATGGCACCATTGTGTCTGAGTTGCACGAACCAGTTTCATTGATCGTTAAAACCAAATGTCCACACAAATATCTACTGATGGATCTTGAAACAGATGAAACCTATCGTGGCACAGATAGTAATCAACCAGGATCACATTGGGTAAAAATAGACAATTCTTTTATGAATGAATTTAAAAAACTAAATCCAACCCCTGCTGCAACAGCAGTTAACATTCGAGAAATTTTGGATGCTGTGGATGATCTATTAAAACTTTAACTTCTAGGTTTTCTTACCAGTTGTACAGATTTACGTTTGGTTCTTTTCACTGCTAAATTATATAGGTTTACTGTAGGACCAATCACTATCCTCACATCTTTGGTATTCATCATCATTAATATGTTTTTAAATAGTGCAATTTCTCTATGTAAAAATATACCTATGGGAATCATTCTGTTGCTTTCCCACCACCAAGATTCGCACAAATCTAAAAATATTTTTTTTTCATTTTCGTTGTGTATTTGAGTGTATATGTACATGCTGGTGATATTGTGGTCTTGATTGTTGATTACACCCACATATTCTTTATCGCCGTAGTTGACCACACTGATGAAAGGAAAGTTTGATTCTATATCTTTACGCAACATTTTACTATAAATACTTCATATATATTAAGATTGTACAACTATGCAACTAATTTACCGATATTTAGTAAATAACAAAGTGCTTCTGACAGCGAATCTGGCAGGAGATATTACGGAGTACAAATCAGTGTATCAAAGAAATATAAAAATTTACAGGGGAATAGACAACTTAATCACCTTTCAGATCAACAATGCTGATCAGAAAGCTCTTGCTATAC